TATAATTTAAATATTTTTAAACACAAAAGCCCGTGAGTGGGTGTTGTTACATCAAGAGCTTACGCTTTTTGATTGTATAGCATTACTACTACACGACACCTTCACGGGTTATACTAATATCTTAATATAGATATTTTGCAACTTTAAACAAGTGTTGCTCTTGATGTAACGCCGCAAAGATAAGAATAAAAAAATAACCTGCAAATATTTTGCAAGTTATTTTTGTTTTTTTTAGTATTTTAGTTTATCTTTTTTGATACTTATAATATATAACCCCTGTTGGAGAAATTATGGTATTCAAATGAGCTTCAACTACATTATTCTCATAGTTATCCAAATACAACTTTTGTGTTCCCCCACCGTTTTTTTCCTTAAATTCTATATAAGCCTTATATCCATCTTTCACAGGTGTAATTACATATGTTCCCGTTTCATTATAAGTATCATCGTTTACAGGCTTGTAAGGTTTGTAAATGTAGGTTCCATCCGCATTGATTATATAGTATGATTCATATGGTTCTAAACCAGGTAAATTATACTCATTCTTCCAATATTCAGAGATACTAAACTTGGACGCCTTATAATCCCAAGTCCCAACCATTACTTTCTTAATGTAGTCAGTGTTTGTAAAATCTTCTCTTGGCAAATCTTCTGAATTATCACTACTTCTTGAACAAGACAAAAACGCCACAAATAATACGGCAAACAATAAAATCTTTTTCATTTTTAAAATAAATTTTAAATTAACCCCACAAAGATACAAAAACAATTTAAAAGTCTGTTATCTTATAAAAATTGTTTTCCGTTTTGTTTTTCTGTGGCTTGGAGTTGTTCATCTTCTATTTCCTGCATCATCATTTCAGGATTTTTCACTCCTGCTCGCTCCATTGTATGTTTTTGAGAGTAGATAGGCTTATTGCCGTTTGCCTCCATCAAGAAACGGATAAATTCCGCCTCGTTATTGATAACAAAAGGAGTGATTACAGGCTCTACATCCAAATCTTCCTTTGCAAGGCTTACATTCATCATTTGAAGATAAGATTTTATAATACTTGCTCTTCTTTGGAACGCTGGAATATAGATTGCCATTTTCTCCATTACTTTAAGGTGGGCAGATAAGAATAAGAACTCGGCTGAACTTCCTGCCAGCATATTACCCAATCCCTGCATTTTATCAAATGAAATATTAGGTGTTGCTGTAAAGTCGTGGACATCCCTTTCTAATCTATCTGTTTCTTTTGCAAGGCTTTCGTTTGCGTTAGATGGCGTTACAAAATCAGCATCGGCATCTTCCCCTAATTGAAGAACCCTGCCTGATTTATCTTTACTCATCTGCCCCTCTACCTTACCTCTTAATTTTAGGATAGGAAAAGCAAAGCGGTCGTTACTTTCTGCTGCATAAGAATAGATTTGTTCTAATCTCTCTATTGCTGTCTGAACATCTGCCCACTCTACAGCATCCTGCTTATAGAATACCACAGGGATTTTCCCTATCGGATTATTTTTCCTTTCTATCTCTACCCATTCGTTTTTATATTCAAACCTTATGATTTCATCTTTGGTGTAAACCTCAAAGTATTTGATTTCATCTTTGGTAAATTCCCTGCTGAAACTTACTAAATCATCATTGTCATCAAATACAGGATAGAGTTTGTTTTTATCAGGAGTTAAGACCTTTGCTTTAAGTCTAAAATTAGAATTAAATCCGTAATAGTCGTTAGGTTCTGTGATAGGATACCAAAGCTCTGCACATTCTGTAAATCTGCCCACGGCAGTAACGATTTCCTTGTCCGTGAACTTCATTTTGTTTTTATCCAAAACCTTTATAAAAGCATCAAACAGATTAGTATCCTGCGTGTTGTTGGTGTATTTTACAGGTTCTCCACATAGAAAGGTAGTTGCAATGTTTACTATTTTCTTTTGATAAGGAAGCCCTATTCTATTGAGAGGAATGGTGGTTGTTTTGATTTTTTTATCTCCGTTTTCATCAATATAATCAGAGGTTACCTCTCTATCAGGATAGCGGTATTTATTCTTGAAAATTTGGTGTTCTGTTACGATATATTCCTCATTGAATTTCTCAATATTTGGGAGTGTTCTCTCGTTTTTGTATTTTTCAATTTCCTGTATGGCGTTCATAGTTTTATTTTCCACAAATATATGAAAAATAAACGATTACAGGATTTATTTAAAGTTAAAATTTAACATAAAACAACAAAAAAAAGATAGTAAAATATTTGTATAATACAAACAAAATTACTATCTTTGTGCTGTCATTGAAAGTCAATGATGCAGATTTGAAGACTGCAAAGTTCTTTGTAAAAAAAGAAAAGCGATGATTGAGTTCGTAGTAACTTACAAGTCTTTTAAATTGAGAATAAAGATTAATTTCTTAAAATTCTTTTAGACTTGCGCAAAGGTGTTAGCCGCACCTTTGCTTTCGCTTTTCTTTTTATACCACAAAGATAATAAAATTTCAATATGATAAAAAATTCAACAAAGAAAAAACAAAACTTACACAGCAAAAGATTTGATAAGTTCGGATTCAAAAACGGAATAGAACTCAATATAGAATTAGACTGGAAAGGAGTGGTTTTTATCGTTGCTTGTGCTTTAATTTGGAAATATTTTTAGTATGAATTCAGAATTTATAGAAACTATTACAGAGGAATGGATTTTGTCCCAAATGGAGGAATTAGGATTAAAACGCAAAGACCTAAAACAGGATATTGGACTGGATACTGTATATCTTTCTTTGTTTTTTGCAAAGGAAGATAATCCGAGAAAAATACACCTTTCAAAGACCACAAAAGCCATGTTCTATTATTATTTTGAATGGAAAAGAAGTGTTCTACAAAAACGAAGCAAGACTATTTAGATTGTTCCTTACAGGTTTTTTAAAATCAAAATAACAGCGCATTAGTATCATATCTCTATAATCAGGAGAACGACCTAAATTCTGTTTTATACTCTCTTTCCCTAAAAGCGTAACGACATCAGTATCTGGAATCCGCTCTATTGTGTCCAGTTCTTCTTTTATGTATTCTTTCTGCTGTTCGGATAGTTCAGCGGAAATATACATTTTATTCTCATTGATGATTTTTTCAGCCAAATAAACCAACATTTGAGTTTGCAAGTTTCTGTATTTAGGAGTATCCTTTCTTCCCTCGCTGACTTCTTCATCAAAAGGTCGTGCGTTATTCACAAATCCTACCACGCCTAAATTATCTACTACTCCGCCACCTACACCATCGGCATCCACAACGCAATTAGATTTAGGAATGTTATATCTGCTTTGTAGTGTTTGGATGCAAGATTGTATTTCGGTGGTTTTACTTATTTCAAATTCATAAACTTCTATCAGTTCCCAATCTTCCCAAACACCAATAACAGCCTTATCAGAACCAAACCTTGCTACATCGGCAGTAATATATTTCTCTCTTCCTTTTTCTATATGCGAATTAGTAAAGACTTCTAAAATCCTATCATAAACACAAAGTTTATACGGATTGTCATCATACTCCCAGTTTCCTTTCAAAAGCCTTTCTTTCTTTGCTTTGTCTGATGTGCTTTCCAACTGCTCTATATAATCCTGACCGATAAACGGATTTTCCTGAACGAAAGCCTGTAAAAAGGTTTGTTTTTCTGCGAGTTTTCCCTCCAAAGATGGTTTGTAGAAATAAGAATACATCCAGTTCTTTTTAGGGTTGCAGGTAATGAAGATTTTAGGCGTCAAGTTATACTCATCATTAAGATGCCTCCCTACCCTTGTTTTTAAAACATCAAATGCACCAAAATTAACCTCTCCTCCTTCTTCTATCCAGCCCCCTGTATATTCTACCGAACCATATCGCTCATATAATGGGTCTCTTGGAAGATATCGTAAATCCAGCATATCTATTTGAGAGCCGTTTTTAAAGCGAATAAAGTTATCCTGTCCGTTGTAGGCAAACTCTGATTTAGGGATGCCGTAAGCATCGCAAACCTTATAAAGAGTAATAAGGGTAGACATACGAAGTCGCTTTAATTCTTCCCTACCTATAAACCATTTTGTCTTTGGAAATGCCAAGCACTGGAATACCAGCCACGAAGCACCAAGCCAGCTCTTCCCTCCTCCTGCGGCTCCACCATAAAGAAACTCACGAGTAATATTGTTCGTAAGGATTTTTAAAGCCTGTTCTTGCTTTTCGTTTTTCTTTCCCTCACGAATTGTTATAAAGTCAAAAATCCCACGAGTATAAGCGTGGGTTTTCAAACCTAATGGGTCAATATTACTCAGAATGTTCTTCATCCGTTAGCCCTTTTTCTGCATTTATCAATTCTTTTATTGCTTCATCAGAAAGTTTGGAATAATCAAAACGATTTTTGTTTTCTACTTCCATTTCTACCTCTCTCTTGTCTCGCCACATCTGTGGATTTCTGTTTTTAAGCCAAAAAATCTGTGCCGAAGTCTCTGGCGGATAGTAGTCTTCTACCTCTATTATTTCCACCTTTTCCTTAGAGCCCTCTCCATTTGTTGTCTCTCTAATTTTAATCGGCACTTGTCTTTTTTCCTTGTATCCTACTGCTTTTTTATAGAGCATCGATGCTACATTAGAGTCTGCATCCTCTTTTCCCCTTTTTAGGGACTCTAAAAACTCTGGGTATTCATTCTTCCAATTATTCAAAGTCGCTTCTGAAATCTCAAACAAACTTGCTATTTGAGTATCAGTAAGTCCAGCCAAGCAGTATTTAAAAACCTGCGGAACATGGTATTCTTTATTATATTTTGTTGGTCTTCCTATATTACTCATTGTCTATCAATTCTGCGAGTTCTTCGCCTTTTACAAATTTAGTATCTCCGTTTAAATGAAATCTTTCTAAAAAGAAGACTTTGTTTTCATAGCTGTCAAAAGAAACCATGAAATATGGGTCTCCTTCATATACCGCACCTTCTTTTACCTTTTCTTTAATTTCTTTGATTTTTGCTTTCTTTTCTTCATCGGAAGGTTCGTTGTCGCTCTCTGTCTGCTCTTCCTCTCTTGCTGCCTCTTTCTTCTCTGACTGTGGCTCAAATGTCGGAATATCTATTTTAATATCTATTGGGATTTCTACTTCCACGAATGACAAATCTACTTCATCCAGTCCAGCAAGATTAACATCAATATCAGGAATCATTAAAGCTAATTTAGCGTAGTCCATTTCTCCCTGAACAGATTTAGAGTTAAAGAAGATATTTAATTCCTTTTCTGTTTTTGAATCCACATTGACAACTTCCACTTTTATTTCGTAGTCGTTATCTTTTGTTTCAGGATTGTATTTATTTACTTCATCTGCTATGGATAGTTTTTGATGTCCTGAAACGAGATTTTTGGTTTGCTCGTTCCATACCATACCTCCTATGATTCCGTTTTTCTTTATGTTGGCTTTGAGTTGCTTTCTTGCTTCTTCGGATATTTTACGAGGGTTGTAGTCAGCAGGAGTTATTTCGCTTCTCCAAACTATTTTGGTTTCACTTTGTTTTATTTTGTTCTGCATAATCGTATTCAAATAGTATTCTTTCTACATCAGGATATTCTGCAATAACCTTTTTAAGGTCATTAGGTTCGTTTTGTCTGCACCAAAGGAGAAAAGATATATTGGTAAAATCTGTCCCTTGGCTTCTGGTATTTCCAGTATTGCCGTATTTAAGTGGCTCTATTAGGCGTTTTTTCTTAATGAAATTTAATACATCTTTATTTTTCCATTTAGAGAGAGGATACACCTTTTTTGTCTTCTCGTTGGTTATCTCATTCTCGTAGCCTCTTAACATTAAGCGCCTGTTTAGACTATCGGACTGCTTGAATCCATATACTGCCCATTCTATACCTGTCTGCTCTATGATTTTATCGGTGATTTTTGACAAATTATATTCAGCGTATGGTATCTGTTCTGCGCCAAATACACCATATTTTTTATTGTTGTAGTAGGAATAATGCGGAGTTTGTATGAATTTAGCGTTTTTATATCTGTTTTCAGCCCATTTTATATACTTGTTAATATGGTTCAAGTCTTTAACAGCATACATATAAACACAAACTACCTCTTTAAAATGCGGGCTTAATAATTCAAGTAGAGCGATACTATCTTTACCAGCACCTGAATGAAAGAGTAAAACCCTGTCAGTCTTTTCAGACAGGGTCTTAATTGCTTTTAGAGTATCTAACAAAAGGCTCATTATAATCCAGCTCTTGCTCTTCTTTTTCTACCAGCGTCTACAGCTCTCGCTCTACCTGCTAAATAGTCTGCCTTTCTTCTATAATACTCTTTTTTACTGCCCGACACTCGGACTGCATAATTTTCTGGCATAGTTTTTAGTTTTTAGTTAATAATTCACTCGTAACACCTTACAGCCCTTCTTTGGCTATAATATTTTTAATAGAAATTGCAAAAAACGCTGGCACTTCTTCAGGTTCTTCGCCATTTAGATTTTCTTTATAATCTTGGTAAACCTCATTAAGGTCATCACAGCCTAAATCATCGCTTAAAAAGTTCATATCTTCATCGTTAAACCAAAGCATATTGATTTCTTTAATTTCTACGATTAAATGCCAACTATTGTTGTAATTTGTGAAATAAATATACTTTACATCTTTATAAATCTTATCACATTCAGCAACACCGTTTTCATCTATATACTCAAAATCAGGCTGTTTTATTTTTTCAAGGTATTCAGCTTCTTTTTTAGAATCAATAAACATTTTGCTGTAAGTAGGATTAAAATTTCTTATCTCTACTTTTTTAATGCCGTTGAGAATCTCAAGAGCGTTGCTTTTTTGCATTATTAACCTGTGCGCTTCTACTTCTTTATTGCCAATATTTATTTTCATTTTTTAATCTTTTAAATCTTTCTATTGTTTCTATTATTGTTATTCGGTCGAACTTAAAGCCTCTTAATCTGGCTAATTGTTCTAATTGTTCAAATCTTTCTGTGCCTATTTTCTTTATTAGGTTCTCTCGGTAAGGTATCAGGTTGCCGTGTTCATAGAGGTTGCATTGTACGCACTGGCTGTGAATATTATCTAAATCAAACCTCACACTGCCATAATTACCCCTGTTGAAATAATGCCCTGCGTTGCATTGGCTTTTTGATTTCAATTTTCGGCATGATATACAAATAAAATCGCCCTGTTCATTTATCGCGTCTCTTTGCCTTACATACGCATTTACAAGTTTTTGGGCTTCTTCTATCAACTTGCCCAGCTTCTTGTTTTTATACTTTTGTATTGTTTTCGCTTCTATCACCTTACAAAGGTCGCACTAATATAATTATTTTTGTTAAATAAAAGCGGTTTAAAGTGCGAAAAATCAAACTTTTACATTTTAAAACCCGCTTTTTGTGACATTATACTAAATTAAACTTTTTAAAGCATCTAAATTCATTTATTTCAGTGTCAAAATACACTTGAACAGTGTCATTTTGTTTGCGCTGGTTTTGTTCTGTTTTTGGCATCAAATCAGGGTTAAGAGTACCCCACGCCTCACGAATTTCGCCATTTACTTTTTGAAAGTAGAATTTAACTATTTTAGTCTGCATTTCTTTTTTTAGCTTAAAATTTGCCCAAGCTTTTTTCAAACATTCTGAAAAGCTGATGCCTGTTTGTTTGAAGAACTGCCAAGCAAGGCTCATAATATTTTTTAGGTTTATTGTT